TGTACGCGCGGGTCAACGAGCACATCCAGTCGCGGACGCAGGGCGAGACGTACCAGCCGCTCAAAACGCTGACGGGCCACAACTATGCCGACAACGAGATCGCCAAGCCCGACGACTTCGCCCACCCGTACATGGGCAAGGACTACGGCGGCAAGGCCGACGAGTTCATCTCGATGTCGACGCAGAAGCTATACGAAGACCCCATCGGCTTCGCCAAGAGCGACCCACAGAGCTACAACTTCGTGATGGGCCTGTTCCAAGAGGCGCGCGCCAACGGCGGCTTCGTACAGCCATCGGCAAAGCAGGCCAGTGCATGAGCGCCAGGCTCGAGATCGGCCATGAGAAGTACACGGTCGAGAACCAGACGGTCATCCCCGTCGACCCCGACGATAAGGCCATGGCGCTCCGCGCCAGGTTCCTGACCAGCGTCGGCCCAGCCTGGCTCGAGGACGCCAGCCTGGGCTACGACCCCGACCCCGATTGCAGCATGGCGAAGGTCATCTCCGACCACGTCAAGGGTCGCTATACGTGCGAGCCGAATCGGGCTAGTCCGGGCGTAACGTACTAGCCGTCGTGTAGGCCGGGTTTACGAGCACTTGCCCGAGCACCAGTTCGGCCTCGTACACACCGTCGAGATACCAGAGCTTGCGGGTGAAGCGGTACGTCCATTCGCCATTGCTGGCTGTCACCCGAAAGTTGCCCTTGACGCCCTCGGGGCCATCCTCGAAGCCCCATATCTGCAGCCAGCGCGGGTCGGCGCGCTCGAAGATCTCGACGGCGATCTGCTCGACGCTGCGCGCCTCGCGCACGACAATGCTGTCGATCACCCCGTTGTCATCGCAGTGCGAAACGATCTCCATGGCTGAAGTATGGCGCGCCGCTTCCCACGGTTTCCCGTAGGCCACAAGCGCTCGCTCAAACACGGCTTCACGGCGCTGCAGCAACGGCGGTATCACGTCATGGCCGCGCGGCTGCACGTGTTCTTCGTCCAGCAGGCCGAGCGCGTGGTGGCGCGCTACCTGGGCACGACGACGGCCACGCTCGAGTACCCGGTGTGGATGGGCCGCCTGGCCTGGGCACCCGCCGTCAAGGAGACGCAGCCTGGCGAGCTACTGCCGCCCGAGGAAGACCGCCGCCTGCAGATCGTCATGGTGCCCGACCTCGAGGACCAGTACATCCAGTCGAGCCACTACGCCGGCCAACTGGTCGGGGCCGATGTGCCGGATCCCCAGGACGTGCGCGTGCGCAATTTCCTGTTGAGCGCGGGCGCGCGTATTGTCGACATCAACGACACCACGCGCGACGACATCGCGCTGCAACTGGCGCTCGGCGGCGAGCGCGGCTACAACCAGCGCCAGATCGCGCGCGGTGTGCCCCAGGACAACTTCCCCGGTCTGGACGCCACCGTCGCCCAAACGTATCGCAACCGCTCCGACACCATCGTCAGGACCGAGCTTTCGTACGCCAACGCCCAGGCCACGCTGGACACGTATCGAACGCAGACCGTCGAGTGGGTCGAGGTGCAGGACGGTGACGACTGCGGCTGGGAGGACCACGACGACCCCGACCTGGCGGACGGCAGCTTCCGCACCATGGACCAGGCTGACGAGTACCCGATAGCGCATCCTAACTGCGTTCGCGTGTTCTTACCGTCCGATGGACCGCCCGAGGGCGAGGAGGAAGAAGAGTAGAGTGGTGGTGGCCGTGGAAACGACGCTGCGCCGGGATCTCGAAACGACCAGCCTGCGACGGCCGCTGAAGGCCATCCGCTGCGAGGCCATCAACCCCAAGACCCAGCGCATTTGCAACAAGATGCTGATCAAGCTCGACGGTCGCGCGCAGATCACGTGCCCACGCTGCGGAACCAGGGCGTTCTACTCGAGCAACGGCATTGACAAAGCCGTTTACACAGACGCACACTCGGCCTAGTTAGCTATCCGTCAGCGGCCCCCTAGAGGCCCCTATCAGGTCCAGAGCGCCACGAGAGCGCCAGCGGCCGGTAGGGTGGCACTTGCCCAACACTGACGCCGAGAGAGTTGAGAGCAAACTGCTGACCTCGCTCGAGGTCAAGCAAGTCGACACTGAGGGCCGCACCATCGAGGGCTACGCCGCGACCTTCGGCAACCTCGATCTCAACGGCGACGTGATCGACAGGAAGGCCTTCGACAAGACCCTCAAGGACAAGAAGCCGTCCGACATCGCCGTCTTTGTGGGCCACAACTCGTCGATGCTGCCGGTCGGCATCCCCGTCGAGATGCGCACCGACGACAAGGGTCTGTTCACCAAGACCAAGATCTTCAAGACGCAGCAGGGGGACGATCTGCTGCAGACCGCCAAGGAACTCCACGCCGCCGGCCAGCCGCTCGGCATGAGCATCGGCTTTCAGACGCGCGACTCGAAGTGGCAGACCAAGGACGGCAAGACCTTCCGCCTGCTCACCGACGCCGACCTGATGGAGTACAGCTACGCGGCCAAGCAAGTGATCGCCTCGCCGCCGGCGCTGGTCACCGCGATCAAGACCCGACAGAAAGGAGCCGGCATGGCCGAGCACGAACACTTCGCGCCCGGCGAGCAGACAGTCTGGTCAACGACCTACATCCAAGGCCTGCCTGATGGTGCGTTCGCGTACATCGAGGACGGGGGTGAACAGGTCGAAGGCAAGACGGTGCCCCACTCGCTGCGGCATTTTCCTCACCACAACGAGGACGGCACCATCGACGCGGACGTGCTGCGGCGTGAGCTTGACCGTGCCCGCGAGTCGCCCTTCAGGGAGAACGCGTACGGCCACTTGCGCGCTCACGCCATTGCCGAGGGCATCCTGGGCGACGGTCCCAAAACCGCAGCGGATGCGATTTCCGAGATGTCGGCCACGCTGTCGGATCTCAGCTTGGAATGCGCAGACGTGTCGCGAGCTTTGATCCAGGGCGCGCGGCTCGGCTTCGACGGCCAGAAGATCGGCGTGCGGCTCAAGGGCACCATGCGCGGCAAGCTCAAGAACATCAAGGCTGCGCTCGAGGAACTCATCGCCTGGTCCGAAAACGCCGATGGCAAAGCGGCCGACGACGACGAGGAGGACGACAAGAAGAGCGCCAGGCGCGGCACCGCCCGTCGCGCGCTCGAGCGGGCGCGCTTCTCGTCACTCATCGCCTGGGACGGCAAAGCCAGCAACGCCGAGATCAACCTCGACGATCTGCACTCGGCCATCGAGCACCTTGAGGAAGCTCTCGACGGCATGGGCAGCACCGAGGAGGAAAAGGCCAGGAAGGCCAACGGCAAGTGGGATCCGGACGGTGACGGCGACGACGACTCGACGCCCGAGGGCGACACGGACCACGACCACTGGTCGGCCAGCGGCCGTCAACTCAAACCCGTGCCAGGCAAGCCGCTCAACGGCAAGTCGTGGAGTCCAGAGGACGAGGAAGAGAAGGACACCAAGGCGAAGGCCGTCGTAGGCGGCTCACACGAGGTGCTCGACCACCTCGAGCAGGCGCACGCGGACATGATGGCCCACCACCAGGCGATCCACGGCGAGCACGACATGGGTGGGGACAAGAAAGAGGCCAAGGCCGAGTGGTCCTCGAGCTACGTCAACGACCTTCCGGACAGCGCGTTCGCGGTGGTCTACACCAACGACGCCGGCCAGAAGGAGCGCAAGCTGCCGCACCACAACTCGGACGGCTCGGTGGATCTGCCGCATCTGCGCAACGCGCTGGCGCGCCACCCGCAGATGAGCGATGTGCCCAAGACCGTGCAGGACAAGGGCATTGCGCACTTGCAGAACCACGCCAAGCAGGAGGGTGTCGGAGAGGCGGCCGAGGACAGCGAGAAGACCAAGACCCGTCGCAACGGTGCTCCAAAGGACGCGTTCGCCGCGCTCAAGGAGATGGAACTGACGCTGGCGCGCTACGGCCAGCCTGAGAGCTAAGCCCACCAGAGGAGGGTGAGGAACACATGAGCGTGAAGGTACTCGCCGCTGAGTTGGGCGAAGTTCACCGTCAGACACAACTCATCATTGATGACCCGCGCTGGCGGGACAACCTCTCGGACATGCCTGGCGAGTTGAAGATGAAGCTCGAGGCGTTGCTCAGCAAGGCCGAAGAACTCAAGCCGAAGCTCGACCTCGAGCACGAACTCGAGAAGAAGGCACAGACTGTCCGCGACCTGGGCACCTACGTCGGCTCGCCGCAGTACAAGGTGCCGCGCGGGCCAGTCAATGCCGACGACGACGGCCGCAAGACCCTGCTGCAGGCTGGCTGGGAGATCAAGTCGGGCATTGTCTACGCGCCGACCTCGACCGGCCCACACCCGATGTACCCCGAGCGGGTGCTGTTCGGGGAGCCGCAGGGTGAGGACGAGCAGCGCTACTTCGCCCAGGTCCGCGCGGGCCTGCAGCCCGAGTACAAAGAGGTCTTCAACAAGTGGTTCGCGAATGCCATCCGCACCAAGAACGAGTCGATGGCGTTCACGCTCCTCGAGCCAGCCGAGCAGAAGGCGCTCTCAGAGGGCATCGACCAGTCAGGCGGCTACCTCGTGCCGCCCGACATGCAGGCCGAAGTCCTGGCGCGCTTGCCGATGGACTCGGTCATGCGCGGCCTGGCGATGGTCAGGCAGACCTCACGCGACGTGCTGCGCTTCCCGCGCATCCAGCCCGCACCAGGGACGACCTCGGGCATGGCTGGCTCGCCCGGCTCTGACGCAGGCTCGATCTTCACCAGCGGCTTCGTGGGATCGTGGGCTGGTGAGACTCCCGCGTTTCAGGACGTGGACCCCGCCTTTGGTTTCTTCGACATCCCCGTCCGCAAGATCCGTGTCGCGACCAGGCTCAGCAATGACTTCCTGGCCGACGCGATCACCAACCCGTTGACCTTCCTGTCGACGGACGGCGCGCGCAACATGGCGCTGGTCGAGGACCAGGGATTTATCCGTGGCGACGGCGGGCCGATGCAGCCGCAGGGCATCGTCAACGCGCCCATCCAGCAACTCGACATCACCGGCACCACGGCGCACACGATCTCGAATACGACGGCCAACCTGGGCAGCGCGACCAAGATCATGAACCTGCAGTACGCGCTGCCATCCCAGTACCAGAACGGCGCGCAGTTCTTGCTCCACCGTCTGACGGAGAACGATATCCGCCAGTTGGTCAACGGCATGGGCGCGTTTATTTGGGCACCTGGCTTCGACAGCCCGCAGCCCGCGTTGCTCGGCAAGCCAGTCAAAAAGAGCGACTTCGTTACCCATCCCGCAAACACGGGTGACATCGGCCTGGTCTATGGTGATTTCTCGAGCTACATCATTGCTGAAAGGGCAATGATTACCATCACCATCTTGCGAGAACGTTTCGCTGACACGGATCAGACTGGCATCATCCTTTGGGAGCGAGTTGGCGGCGCACCTTGGAACATCGACGCGTTCCGGCTCGGTTCGGTTACTTAGTCGTAGTTGAAAGTGCCGGGGAACCTGCCTTCCCCGGCGTTCGTATCCTCCCGCTCGCCATGGCAGGTAGCTCTCGAGCTAGTGGGAAACGGGGTCGAGGAGTGAATCATGTCGGACGGTAACCACCTCTATTTCAGCGACCGCTTCAAGATGTCCGTGCCAGCAGTCGGCGCGGGCGTCGACATGCGCGGCTGGGACGCCGTCGCGTTCCTGCTGCCGAGCGGCACAACGGCCGCCGCGCTGGCGATGGCCGACGACACGGGCATGACCGTGAACGTCGTGAACCCCATCGTCGAGGTCGACCGAGGCCAGAACATCTCGCTCGGCGCGGGCTTCACCCCGCCTGGCTGGCTCGAGGTGTACCGCCCGCCCAAACGCTACGTCGCAGTCATGACGGCGACTGGCCCGGTGTACTGCTTCCAGTTCCGTCACACGGGCACCATGCCGCCGCTGCCAGCCCCGACGCGCATGGGCGGCCGAGCGAGCTAGTCCCGTGGTCATGATCTACCACGCGCCAATCAGCGGCGCGCTGCTCGAGTCCGTGGACATCGCGTCCCAGGCGAGCTTCGGCGCGCTGGTCAACGGTGTGGGGGCTGACATGCGTGGCTGGGACGGTGTGGCGGCGCTGATCGCCGTGGCGGCCATCGCGGGCGCTGGCACCTGGCAGGCCAGCCTGCAGATGGCCGATGACGCGGCGTTCACACAGAACCTCACCACCATCACCGACGCGGGCACCGGCCAGGTGTGCCAGTCGCCTGCGGCGGCGACCACCACGGGCACCTTCTGGCTCGAGGCCTACCGTCCCTGGCGGCGCTTCGTGCGCGTCTCGCTCAACCCGCTGGTCGCCAACGTCACGGCCGCTGCGTACCTGCTGCGCTACCGCCATACTGGGCTGTATCCCGTGACCGCCCGCGATTCGCTCGGCCTGACCAATCGCGTAGCGGTCCGCGCAGCCTAGAGGGAGATCTCCCATGACCGCAACACCCGACCCATGGCTCGAGCAGCCCAGCCGTCCCGCCCCGACTCCCGTCGTCGAGGCCGAGGGGCCACTGCCGTGCCCGCACTGTGGCACAGAACTCACACCGCACCACGACGCGGTTGGGTCACTCCACTGTTACGACACGGCGTGTGTCGGGTGTTGCTTCCTCCCGCCAGACGAGACGAGTCTCGGCCAGCCCCGCCCCAAGTTCGAGGCGCGGCCGTGCCCCACGGGTATGCGCAAGGCGGCTACCGCGAGCGCCTTCTGAGATGAGCCGCCTGCGTCTGGTTCAACCTACCGGGCCACCCGGGCAGGCCGTCGCGTAGTACGTCGGCCGACCTGATGGTGCACGTGCTTATGCCTGCCGAAGGGAGCAGCCGATGTCTAGATGCAAGTACAGGTTGGGCAGTGCCGCCGATTAGCCATCTGCTCGACCTTCGTGGCCCAACGACAGTTGCCGGGTTCGTAATTCCCGTTGTTGTCGATGCGGTCAATCGAGTGCTCAGTGCTCGGTCGAGCACCCATGTCCGCGAGGAAGTTGTCGAAGGACGACCAGCGTTCGCACACGGTGATTCCTCGTCCGCCGTAGTAGTGCCATCGACTGTTGCTCGCGTTCGTGCAGCGATTCAGCATTGCCTTCCAGCAGGCGTACTCAGGTCGCAGCCAAGCTCCATGCGTACGGCGGGATTCCAGTCGCTCGACGGTGATGCAGCCGCAACTTCGCGACTTACCCGCCCGCAAGTAGCTACCCGATGTTGTGATCGCCTCACCGCAGTCACACTCGCAGTACCAGTAGGCCGATCCGCTCGCCGTATCGGTCCCCATGTATTCGACCACTGTCAGCCGACCGAAACGCTGGCCTGCAAGGTCGACACGGCGGTTGCCAGGCTTATGCTTGACGAGCATCGCGCGTCTCCTTCGCGTGGTGTCATGCCCCGGGACGTTCGAGCGTTGCCGGGGCGTTCGCATGTTACCGAGGTGTGCTCATGAGCATGGTGGACCACTTGATTTGGCAATCGGTACTCGGGGCTGACACCCCATTTAATCCCGATGCAGCCATATATAAGCTCTGGCGCAGCTACCGCGACGACGACCACTTCCTCGGCGCGCCCATCACCACCGAGGTCGACCTGGGCGAGGGTCGCGTACAGCAGGCCTTCGCCTCGGGCGCGGTCATCGAGTGGTCGCCTGAGAACGGAGCGCGGCTGGTTTCGTCGTAGTCCCATGCCGAACTCCGCACGGTTGTGGGCAACCAGCACCAAGTTCAAGCCGCCCAACGTCATCCCGACCAACGTCGACCCGGACAAGGACTACCCGGCGGTGATCCAGACGGCGGACTGGACGTGCTCGTGTGCGTCGATGGCCTGGTGCATGAACGCGCTGGGCGTGGAAGCGCCGACGCCCGGGCCATGGGACGAGTGGGATGCGGTCAATGAGCTACGTCGCATCACCGGCAACTGGGGTGCTGTCTCGCCCGAGTACGGCCTGGCCTTCGGCAACGGCCAGGATCTCGAGAAGGTCTACAACGCCTACGGCTTCGAGGTGGTGCGCGAGCTAGGCGTGCTGTGGGGTGACGGCGCGCTGCGCTCCGAGCCGTACATCGGCCAGTTCGGCGGGGGCCGCTGGTACCACTGGACGGGCGTCAGGACGTTCGTCGATGACCGTTACGCGCTGGCGAACCCAGCGCCGACGTGGAAGGGCGTCGGGCAGGAGATGGACAGCAACGAGTGGGCGCAGTGGGGCAGTTGGAACTGCCTGTGGATCGTGGGGTTGAAGCTCTGATGCCACTGTCTGATCCGTACGCCACGCCCGAGCAGTACCGCAACATCCTGAAGAAGCGCGACGAGGGCGACGACACCGAGATCATGCTCGATCTGCGGGCCGTCTCGAGGTGGCTCGACCGCAAGCTGCTGCGCTTCTTCACTCATGACGACAACCCGGTTGACCGCTTCTACTGGCCGACCGGCGGTCCGAAGTGGCCGCTGCCGCTGGGCTGGGCCGAGTCCGAGAACCCGTGGACCTGGGGCGGCTACTCGAGGATGCTGCTGGTCGACGACATGATGGAGCCGCCGACCGCCGTGTGGATCGACAACACCGGCGACGGCCAGTACCGCGACCCGCAGGACATCATGCCGCCGAGCGCCTACGAACTGTGGCCGCAGAACGCGGACAAGGGACCAGAGCCGAAGCCGTGGACGGCGATCTACATCCCGTACTGGTACTTCGCGCCGTGGGGCGGCTTCCCGTCAGGCAAGCGCATCAAGGTCACGTGCCGCTGGGGCTGGCCGCAGATCCCGCCGGCGATCACCATCGCGACCGCCGAACTCACCGCCATCTGGCGGCTCGAGTCGGTGCGCGCGACGGCCCGCGTCAACGAACTCGAGCAAGTCGTGCAGACCTCGTCCATCGCCAACGGCATCGTCGAGGATC